GGGAGACACTGGCATCCGGCTATGTGCCGCCCGCGGGCAAGCCGTTGATGATCACGAACATCCCCGCGGCGGGCTTGAGCTACGTCTGCAAGTATCGCAACCGCTACTTCTTCATCGAGACCGGCTCGATGAATGCGTGGTATCTGCCGCTCAACGCGGTCGGCGGCGCGCTGGCGATGATCCCGCTATCGGGCGCTGCGACCAAGGGCGGCAAGTTGCTCGCCTGCTTTTCATGGTCGATCGACGCGGGCGACGGCATCGACGACAAAATCGTGTTCATGACGGATCTCGGCGAGCTGCTGATTTTTACCGGCAGCGACCCTTCCGTGGCGACCAGCTGGCGGCAGGAGGGGCGTTACGAAACATCACCGCCGCTCGGCATGAACGCGCATCTCGCCGTTGGTGGTGACGTGCTGATTGCCACCGTCGACGGCATCGTCCCGATCTCCGGCGCGATCACCAAGTCCCGCGTCGATCTGGAGCTGGCGGCGATCACGCGCACCATCAAGCCGATGTGGCGCGAGCATGTGCTCGACAAGCGCGAGCACCCGTGGACGATGTGCAAGTGGGACGAGTACGGCGCGATATTTACGACGTTCCCCGGCGGCAAGACCGGCAAGCAGCTCTGCCTCGCCACCAATGCGGCGACCGGGGCGCACGCACGCTACACCGGCTGGGACGTCATGTGCTTTGTTCGCATGCGTGGCGATATGTTCTTCGGCACGCAAACCGGCGAGATCATGCAGGCCGATCGCACCGGCTACGACAACGGCGTGCCGTATGTCGCCACGCTGGTCGGCGGCTGGGAGATGTTCCAGTCGCCGTCGCAGACCGTGACGTGGCGGCAGTCGCGCGCCTCGTTCTCCGCCCGCGCCGGTGAGCCATTCCAGCCGCAGCTGTCGGCGACAACTGATTACGTCGTGGTGCTGCCGCAGCCGCCGCTGGCGGGGCCTGACCCCGGCCTGCTCGATCTCTGGGATCAGGGGCTGTGGGATGACGCGATCTGGGACGCAGGCACGCCGCCGAAGCCGGTGGTCCGCAATACCGGCTGGGTCTCGATTGGCATGACTGGATTTTCCCACGCGCCGATCGTGCAGGTGACGGTGGCGCAGCAGGCCAAGCCGGAAGTGGATCTTATCAGTATCGCCGCGACATACGAACGCGACGCCGTCGTCGTATAGGAGAGAGGTCGTGCTGAGTTACGTTTTCGACCAGACCGAAATCGTCGCTCCGTTCGTGGCGTCACTCATCCCCGAGTGCCGCGAGCGGGGCTTCGGCGCGTGCTCGACGATCGGCGTGCTCGACCGCGACGGCTACCTGATCGGCGGACTGGTCTACCGCAACTGGTTTCCCGAGGTCGGCACCGTCGAGATGTCCGGTGCCGCACTTCCCGGCACCAACTGGCTGTCGCGTCGAACCCTGCAGATCATCTACGACTACCCCTTCAAGCAGCTCGGCTGTCACATGGTGATCCAGACCACGATGGCCGACAACGAGATTGTACTGCGAATAAAGGCCGCCATCGGCTTCACGTTCTACCGCATTGCCCACCTCGGCGGTCCCGGTCGTGACGGCGTGGTCGGCACGCTGACGGTGGATCAGTGGGAGCAAAGCAAGTACAACTTCAACCGGCATCGCCCGGCTAAAGCTGAACCAGATCAAATTGAGGAAGCAGCCTGATGCCCACACCCTATCTAGACCCCGCCCAGAACGGCCAGCGCGACCAGATCACGCAGGCGTTGATGAACATCGCCAACCCGCCGGGTGGCATGCCGCAGCAGGGTATGCCGCAGGGGATGCCGCCGCCGGTGCCTGCAGGCGGGCCCGCGCCGCAGGCGGGCCCGATGCCGCCGCAGCAGGGCATGCCGCCGCAGGGGATGCCGCCGCAGGGGATGCCGCCGGGCGCGCAGCAGGCCCCGCCGATGATGGCGGGCGCGCTGGGCGGGCTGATGCCGCAGCCACAACAACAGCCGATGCAACCGCAAATGCCGCCGCAGGGACTGCCGCCACGATAGGGACGATAGACCATGTCAAAGCCCGAAGCACCCACACCTCCCAACCCCTACGCGACAGCCGCCGCGCAGACCGGCACCAACGTCTCGACGGGGGTGGCGAACGCGTTCCTCAACAACGTCAACCAGAACACGCCGCAGGGATCGCTGAGCTATGACGTCACCGGGAACTACAGCTGGACAGATCCAGCGACCGGGCAGACCTATCAGATCCCGCGGTTTACCTCGACGCAGAGCCTGAACGCGACGCAGCAGGGTCTGCAGAATACCAGCGACGCGACCAAGCAGACGCTCGGTAACATTGGCCTGTCGCAGGCCCAGAAAGTCGGCGGCATACTCGGCACGCCGTTCAGCCCGAGCGCCAACGGGCCGGGGGCCGGTGAAGCTTATAACCTTGTGCAGTGGACCAACAGCCCCCGGACCAGTTACGACACCGGAGGCCAGATCCAGACCGGTCTCGGCGACGCCGGTGCAATCACCAAAGACTACGGGCCTTCGGATAATTTCTCAGCCGATCGACAGCGCGTCGAGGAGAGCCTGTACGGACGCCTCAATCCGCAGCTGGCAAAGGACCGCAGCGCGATCGAGCAGCGCCTTGCCGATCAGGGCATCAGATACGGCTCGCAGGCCTACTCCAGCGCGATGGATGATTACAATCGCCAGTCCAACGACGCCCGCCTCGCTGTCACCGCGCAGGGCGGCCAAGAACAGCAGCGCATGATGGACATGGCCGCGCAGCGCGCGGGCTTCCAGAACGCCGCACAGCAGCAGCAGTACACCCAGAACCTTGGCGCGGGCTCATTTGCCAACTCCGCGCAGGCGCAGCAAAACTCACAGAACGCCGCGCAGGCTGGCTTCTACAATGCCGGATCGGCGCAGGAGCTGGCCCGCCAGCAGTCGATATTCAACGCCGCAAATGCGCAGCGTAACCAGTACATGCAGGAGCAGTACCAGCAGCGCAACCAGCCGCTCAACGAGATCTCGGCGCTGATGTCGGGCAGTCAGGTGCAGCAGCCGAACTGGCTCAACTCCCCGCAATCACAGATCCAGACCACCGACATCGGCGGGCTGATAAATCAGAATTTTGCCCAGCAGCAGCAGAACTACCAGACCGCCAATTCCAACTGGCAGGCGATGATGGGCGGCATTCTCGGGCTGGGGGCGGGCATTATGAAATCCGACGAACGCGTCAAGGAAAACATCGTGCCGATGGGCACGGTGTTCGCCGCCGGTGAAGACGGCAGGCGCAAGAAGCTGCCGATCTCCGAGTGGTCGTACAAGGGTGATCCGGCGCGGCATGTCGGCCCGATGGCGCAGGACGTGGAAAAAGTCGATCGCGGCGCGGTCAGGGAAATCGGCGGTATCAAGCACATTGACGTCGGTCGTGTGATGGGCGGCATTTTGAGGGCGGCTTAAATGAGCGACACATGGACGACCGGCATGTTGGCGGGCATGGGTAGCGGGTTACTGGCCCCCGCGGGCACCCCGTCGTCATATAGTGCGCGGGAAATGCGCCAGAAGATTGCGCTGGCGATGCTGATGCGGCAGAAAAAATACCCCAAGACCTTTGGCGAGGGGCTGGCAGCGATTGGCGAGGCTTGGGGTGAAAACTCCATGGCCAAGTCACTGGAGCAGCAGGCTGCCGCAGAGGCTAAGGCGATAGAGACGGGGGCCGCCGCCATGCCCGGCCTGCCAACGCCGTCTGCCGCGACACCAGCGCCGCCGGTGGCTCCGGGCCCGCAGGCCGCCCTGACCGTGCCACCCGCCGAGGTGGCCGACACCAGTGCCGCAGCCCCCGCGCCTGTGCCGCCCGGCGGTGTTCATCCCAACGTCGCCAGCTGGCACAACTTCGCCACCCGGCCATACGACCAAGGCGGCCTCGGCGTCGCGCCGCATCAGGCGGCGGGTATTGTCGGCAATCTGCAGGCCGAGAGCGGCCCGACCATCAAGCCGGTCGGCGTGGTTGGCGATGCCGGAACGGCGTTCGGCGCGGCGCAGTGGCGCAACGACCGCTATGCCAACCTGCAGAATTTCGCCAAGGCCAACGGCATGGACCCGATGACGACCGAGGCCCAGCAAGCCTTCATGCGCCACGAACTGCGCGGCAGCGGCGCGTACGGCGGCGGCAGCGAGGCAAAAGCCTTCGCGGCGCTGTCTGGCGCACAAGACCCCCGGTCGGCTGCCGCGGCGTTCGATCAGTCTTATGAGCGGTCTAGTGGAGCTGCCCGTGGCAAGCGGATGGCAGCAGCAGAGAACCTCGCCCGCGTCCTGTCAGATCCTAACTCCACCCCGCGCGATCGTATCGCGGCGCAGGAGGCGGTCAGGACCGCCGACACGCCGCTGACGCCCGCCGACACCGCGCAGGAGGCGCGCGTCAGCGACGTCCTCGGCATGACCCGCGCGCCGCCGTCGTTTGGCGCGACCGCCTCCAACCGCACCGGCAATGTCCAGAGCGACATGCCGCCGGTCACAGGAGCCCTGCAGGGGGCGCTGGGTGCGTCGGTCGGCGACACCGTGCAACAGCGCCAAGATGCAATACAGCCGCCCCAGCAGGCCGCCCCGCCGCCTCCGGGGGCGCAGCTGGCGCAGGCCGGGGCGTTTCCGCCGCCTCCGGGTCCGGACGCCGGGGGGCGCATTCCGGCCATCATACCCGGCGGCGGCCTGCCACCCGCGCCGCCGACGGCGGCACCGATACCTGCAGCACCTCCCGACCCGCGCACTGCGATCAGGTCGGCTCCGGTGCCCGAGCCTTACGAGATGAAAGAGCCGGTCGCGCCGAAACCGCCGACCAAGCCGACGATGGGGCCGATCGAGCAGCAGCTGACCCGCGATTACCTGAACAAAGACATCTCGCCGCAACTCAAGGCGATCGCGCAACAGCGGATCGATTACGAGCGGGGGCAGCTCAATGCCGTCTACGAGAACCAGAAGCTGCAGCATGAGATGGACAAGGCCATCCACGTCAAGAAGATGGAAACATACGACAACTGGCGGATCAACCAACGCAAGGACGAAGCGGACACGCAGGGTAAACTGGCCACTACGAGAAGCACCACGCTGGATGCCGACAAGAAGGCGCTGGAGTTGGGTGGCTATCCGGCGCAGTTGGTGCAGGAACGCCTCAAGCGTGAGGCCGAGGTCGGCAAGGCGCAGTCCGAGGCCGAATTGAAGCAGGAAGAGGCCCGCATCACCAAGCGCACCGGCATGGACCCGGTCAAGCTGTACGAGCGGCTCGACAAGGAGAAGGCCGGTGTCGAGCAGACCCTCAAGGCACAGGGCGCGCAGCAGCTCGCCCGCAAGGCGATCAAGGACGGCGTCATCACCGGCTACGGTGCCAACGGTGTCGTCGCGGGGGCCAAGTTCGCCGACTGGGCGTTCAAGAACGGCATGTCAGGCAACCTCGCCGCCAATACCGAGATCATGAGTTCTGCGCTCAAGGCGGGCCTGTCAGAGGCGGTCAAGACCGTCAACGGCGAGGGTGGCACCGGCGTGTCGAACACCGACGTGCGGATTGCCGAGGGCATTTCCGGTTCCGACCCGCAGCTGCAGATGAAAACCATCAAGTCCATCATGGACCGCGCCGCCGAGATCAACCACCGCAAGATCGACGGCTACGAGACCAAGGTCGATCGCTACCTCTCCGGGGAAAAGGCTGAAGACTTCTATAAGATCGGCGGCTCGACCGTGCCGCAGGAAAAGCTGCAGATCCTCCTGACCGAGCCGACAGACCAGCGCAAGGCACAGTTCAACGACGTTTACGGCCCCGGCGCGGCTGAACTGGAACTGGCGCGGTTCAAGCGGGCGCAGGACCGGAAGGGGCTCTGATGGCGAGCAACAACCCGTTTGAAGACGACTACGACCCGAGGCTGCCCGCCGCGCCCATCCCGGCGGGACCGCCCTCGGTGCCGATCTCCGGCAACCCGTTCGAGATGGAGGCGGTGCGCGAGGCGAAGCCGCCTGCAACTATGCTGGGAAATGCCGCGGACTTTGCCAAGGCGGCGTCCAACACCTTCACCTTCGGCATGCGCGACCGCATGGAGGGCGCGCAGCGCGCCCTGCAGGGCGACGCCCCGAGCTACTCGGCGGGTGTCGATCAGGCCGTCGCCGATACGGCCATGCGGCGCGAGCGCAGCCCCTACCTCTCCGTGGCCGGTGACGTGGCTGGCGGCACCGCGCAGGCGTTCGTTCCGGGCGCGGGCGCAGTCGGCAGGGCGACCGGCGCGGCGCTGGGCGGGGCTGGCAGGGGCGTGCTGCCGTCAGTGGCGCGCATGGCTGGATACGGCGTCGAGGGCGGATTGCTCGGGGCGGCGCAGGCCGCCGGGCACACCTACACCAGCAACCCGGAAGATTATGCCCGCAACGCCATGGTCGGCGGCGCATTCGGTGCCGCGGTCGGAGCGCCTTTCGGGCACTTCGCCGACGTCGCGCCACGGTCGATGGCACCCGTCCCCAATTCAGAACAACTCAGGAGATCGGCCAGTGACCGCTACACCGACACGCACGCCGTCCCGATCGACTACCACGCTCCGCAATTCAGAGGGGCCCTCGACAGCCTTGAGCGGCATCTCTATCGCGTCACCGATCCTGACAAGTCTCCGAGCGTGTTTAACACCATCGAAAGTGGCCGCACCGGCAGGCTCCAAGCCGACCCCGACGCGACGACCATCACGCCTAAAGACATTGATGCACTCCGCCAGCGCCTTACTGGCGTCAATGAGCCGGGCGCTCGCCAGACGCGTGAGTTTCTGGATCGGTTCATGCAGTCGCCTATTGCGCAGGCCAGCGGCACCGACGCGCAGCGGGCTCGGGTCACGCAGCTACTCAATGACGCGCGCGGCGACTACCGCGCAGGCAAGCGCACCCAGACCGTCGAAGAAACCAACCAGTACGCCGCCGACCGCACCGAGACGGCTAACTCAGGGCAGAATGCCGGTAACACTTATCGGCAAAAGCTAGTTGCGCTGCTCAACCCAAAAAGCCGCGAGGGCAAGTGGTACACGCCCGAAGAGAAGGCCGACATCCGCGACGTCACCCGCGGCGAAGGGGTGGCTAATGCGCTCCGCAGCAGCGGCAACCTTGCGCGTGGCATCACCGGGCAGGCGGCGGGTGGAGGCGGCGTAGCTGCGGCGTTGGCGACAGGCGACCTGACGCCGCTGCTGGGGCTGGGCGTGCCCCTCGCCGGTAGCGCGCTAAAAGGCATGGGTAATCGCATGACGGTACGCCATGCCGAGCAACTCGCAGATAGAATGGCGATGCGATCGCCGCTATACAGCGAGTGGGCCGCCGCCTCGCCCGCGCC